ATAAAATTTCCCCACTTCTAATTTTAACTTAGGTTGCTTCCCGCATATCATCAAAGATTCTTCCCAATTATCGGCAGGTTTAATATTAAATATAGTATTGAGGTTGCTAGTTCTACACTCACCGCCATCAAGCCAATATTTATCAAGTTTTTTCGGTTTTTTTGAATACCAAAACCAATTCCCGTCCCTATCCATTGCCACCCAACCCTTTTTTAATAATGGCAACAAGTCTTTAATATTATTTTTCATCTTTCTTTCCTTCCTCAAATTCATAAATGATTTTCCCACCCCCGTAAACGTCGATTATAACGCCGCGGGGCGTGATATTCTTAGCGGCAAGGGGGGCAGTATAGGTCTTTACCTTTATCCCATTGTATAGGCCTTCAAAATACGCGTCATGCGACCGTATCGTTAAAGTACCGGCAAGCCTTTCTTGGTCTATGTAATTTTTTGGGATAAATCCTTTGTTGGTATAAAAGCCCGTTTGTGTTTCTTTAAAATCCCCGGTTGCCTTTAAAATCTCCCTTTTTTCATCATTTGACAAAAACGGTTCAACAACGCGTATAACGTTTATTTTTTTAAGTTTTTTTAATTCTTTAAGCGTTAACATATATCTTTCTCCTCCATATCTTTCATTTTAATCTTGCTTCCCAAAATTCAAGGTATTTTATAATATCGTTTAACCTTACGACTTCTTTATAAAATGGCGGCATTTCTCCCGTTTCATTGTAAATCTTTAAATATTTTATATTTGAAAGCGTATTTTTAAATATATAACTCTTGATTTTGTAAAGCTCCGCTATAACCTTTTTTAGGTTCTTTTCGTCAAGGTTATTATAGTCAAGCTCTATCCCTTTAACTGGTATATTCATTTTGCCCCCTTTCATACTCTAAGTAAAAATAAAGTTGGTTTTTCTTCATCGTCAACCGCTTCGATATAAGAAAATTTGCCTTGATATAAATATTCGCATGATATATCCAAATCTCCGCGCATATAAGCCTTTATCAAGGTTTTTCCGTCTTCTTTATAATGGTGTCAATGATTTCTTGCGCCTTTCCTTCTAGACGTAAGTCTTTTAATTCTTGCGTTTTAAAATATTCAATCATTTTTATACCCTCCTTTATTCAATATTTAAAAGTTGTTTTAATTCTTCCATATCCTTTAAAAAATCATCGATAAGGGCAGGAAGTCTTGCAAGTAAAGCCTCTTTTAGTTTTTCGGGCGGTTGTGTTAATTCTTCATCCGTTGCATCTAACCAATACGCCGCCCGTCGCGCCGCGTCAAGGTCTATCTCTTTCCCTTTCGAAAAGCTAATCGGCTCACTTATTATATCAAAATCAAAATTTTGAATCGCTTTTAAAACCTCTTCCGCCTTTCTATAAGATGAAAAAGGGCAAGCACAATATGAACACGGGTAACAAGAAAATGTATAATCTTTATACTTCTTGTCTGTCCCCTCAACTTCAACAATCTTAATATTTTTCTTTTCTTCATTCCTGATTTTTTCTAGTGCTTCCGCAAATCCTTTCGATATTTTTTGTCTAATTGGAAAGCCTTTAAACTTTATGAAATAGCCCCAATCTGAGGGCTCGCCCGCTTTTCTTCCGAAAGCGTCTTTACCGCTCACAAAATACAATGTATTTTCAATGTAATACATCGGGCCTTTTTCCGAAAACAAATGCCATTTCAAGAACTTTTTGAATTCGGGGGCAATTCTCGCGATATCGTCATGAATACAACCGCCCTTTAAAGAACTTCCCTTCTTTGGTTTATTTTTTGTTCCGTTGTTTTTATAAACATCAGCAGTTATTGCAAATTCATTTTTGCCGTTTTTGCATTCATCATTGAATCGTATATTGATTTCAAATATTTCATCATTTATTGTTTTTGTGATTGTTTTTTTGAAAGTTTTCATCTTATACCCCCCTTATTTTGCTAGAATTACCAAATCACTCCCTTTTTGTTCCTCTATGCCATTAAGCGGCAGGAGTTCCAAGCAAGGATTTTTTAGGTCGCAAGGCGTGATATAGACGGTCGCGGCCGGGTTCATCTTTTCTAAGATGTTTATAAGTTCTTTAATTTTCATTTTGTCGTCCTTTATTGAATAATTAATTATAAGTATGGCAGGGGGCGGTTTACCCGCCGCGCCGTTGGGGGTTAAAGTACAATTTCTTTTTCGCTTCCGTCCCATTCTTGCCCGTTTAAGTACCATTTGCCGCCTTTTTGCTTAATGCTAACGCCCTTTAATCCGTTCAAGCGTTCTTTCGTTGTCTGCGTGAAATAGCCTTGGTTGTTGATTGAAATGATGTTTTTTTTGAGCGTCATAGTATGCGATTCTATGCCCATGCAAGAACATTTTTGCAATATGTCCCATGCTATCAACGCATGTATTAGATTTTTTAAAGTCTTTTAAGTTAAAAAGTGCTTGCGCTGCTTGTTCAGTAATGTTTCGCATATTTTAGTCCTTTCTTTTGCTGGTTGGTTGGTATTTTGTTTCTTATATAGTATATATAGCATAAATAGGTTGACTTGTCAATATCTTTTTTAAAAAATTAACGTTAAAAAATGAAAAAATCTATAAATAATTGAAAAATATAGGTTATTTTTAAAAAATATTTTGATACTAGGTAAATCTTAGTATGGCTTAGTGGTCAAAATTGAGGCAGGGGGTACCAAAATTAAGCATATTAAATATTTATATATTATATATTAATCAAAAAAATATAATAATTTTTGTAATTCTAAAAAAATGCTAAAAATTTCAATAGGTTCTTTCCCGTAAATTTTTACCACGCGCGCTTTTTTTTCGATTAGCATATAATAGACAAAAAAATTTAATAAAACTTAGCGAATCCGCGTTTTTGTACAACCTGCCGATTTACAAAGAATCGCAAGAAGAATCAATAACTTATTTGATATACTTAAACCTTTTCTTTTTGTCAACTAAGTACAACTAAGGGTTGAAAATATAAATAGTTATATTTTGAATAACATTTATTTTTAAAAAATAAAGTAAATAAATCAATACTTTGTAAATCTGTGCATTTTTGAACATATACGAATTGAATTTTGACCCCTTCAAAAATAACGTAATAAAATCAGTTACTAAGAAATACTAGACAAAACTTGATTATTGCATTTACTCTATATTGACCCGCGTTAAAAATATTTTTTTAAAATAAAGTAAATAAATCAATACTTTGTAAATCTGTGCATTTTTTAACGTCAATTTTTTTAATGTTAGACAAAAAACGCGGGGTCGTCTAAAATGCTATATAATACAATGACTTACTTTTTATTTTTAAAAAATGTATATAAATAAAAATATCGTCTTACTTTTTATTTTTAAAAAATAAAGTAAATAAATCAATACCTTGTAAATCTGTGCATTTTTGAACATCAATTTTTGATTTTGTCTATTTTTTAATGGCTCAAAACCGCCGTTTTTGTTTTCGTCTTTTCGTGTTGTCTTATTTTTTGTAACAAAACTGTCATAAAACTGTCATAAAACTGTAACAAAACTGTAACAGTCAACGAAGATATGCGCTTACTAAGTTATTACAATGTTATAACATATTTGTTTAAATGTATTGGCTTGATTGGTGTGTTATTACAATGTTATAACTTAGTTATGCTCAAGTATGCCGGCGGCGTCGTATCTAAGCAAAGCCACCCCACCCCCTAAATTATTATTGTTGTTTTGTTTGTTAGACCCCGTTCTGCACAGAGCCACAAAGTCCAACTAAGAATACGTAGTTATATCCAAAAATTACGGGACCGCCATTTTAATTTCAGAATACCCAGTTATATCTATATAATATATTGACAACTCCTGCCGTTCTTGCTATATTATAAATATGACAGATGAGAAGCAGTTAGAATACGAAATGAATCAAGAAAAACTACACGCCCGCGCCCTGCGGGTTTGTGAGCATATTGCAGAAAACAATGACATTAAAAACGCCTGCATTTCAGAAGACATATCCGTTTCGGCATTTTTCAGAACAAAAAGAGATAACCCGGACGTTCAAGCGGCATTCATCGAAGCCAAGGAGGTCGCGGCCGAACTGAGACTTGCAAAGATTGATGAAATGAAAGAGCAGATGCTTCTCGGGGAGCTTGACAAAGACCTATTCACTGCCGCATTTAAAGCGGAGCAATGGGTTATAACAAAATTGCGGCCGGATTTATTTTGTACGAGAACCTCCGTTTCTGTTAGTGGCATAATTGAGCATTCGCCGGCGAAAGCTCTTTCCCAAATGACGGACGAACAAATTTTGCAAATCGCCGGCTTTTCTCAATCCGAAATACCGGTTGGTGACTCCTCAACTTCTGCCGCCGGGGAAGATGACATAGCGGAGTTTGAGGAAATAGTAGAAGAAGATAAAAAAATAATTGACAATGACAAGGAAAATGCTTATATTGATAGTGCGGGGGATGAACCGACGTTTTCTCCAAAAAACTCTTCTTTTTTATCCTCCGCAGCCTTTTGTACTGCTGACATGCTGAGTCCTTCCCCCATTGAGGACTCAGCTCTGCCGAGCGGCTCTCAGGATTCATTTAAAACTGCTGATAATGTAGAGCCGCTTGACCTTTCTATGTTTGGAGGATAGATGGTAAATATAGACAACGATGCCGTAAAAGAAGAACTGCAGTCATTAGCGCGAAAAGAAGCTAAGCGACGCTTCCTTGACTATACTCCATATAAAAAGCAAAGATTGTTTCATGACCTTGGTGCCTCAAAGCGTGAAAGAGCGCTCATGGCGGGTAACCAGCTCGGTAAAACAATGTCCGCCGGCTATGAAATGGCCTTTCATCTAACCGGCAGATACCCGTCATGGTGGGAGGGGAGGAGATACACCCGACCCGTTGAGGCTTGGGCGGGCGGCGTTACGTCTATATCGGTGCGCGACATTATTCAAGATAAGCTCTTTGGTAAAGACTGGCGTGTACTCGACGATGGCATATTGCTGCCCGATGACATTATAGAGGAGCCGGTCATGGCAAGGGGTGTGCCGGGGCTCATGGACACGGTAAAGATACGTCATATCTCCGGCGGCACATCCATTCTGCAGCTCAAAAGCTATGAGCAAGGGCGTGAGAAATGGCAGGGGACGAAGAAAAATATCGTTTGGCTCGATGAAGAACCGCCTATCGGTATCTATGCGGAGGCTTTGGCTCGTACAAATGCCGCAGAGGGGGGGATGCTCCTTGCAACATTTACTCCTCTTATGGGGATGAGTGACGTCGTGCTTGGCTATTGGGAGCTCGGAGCGTATAATGGCATAGAGTCAGAGAAGAAAAATAAGGATAAAGCTCTTGTGCTCATGGGCATTAATGACGTTGAGCACTATACGCCTGAGCAAAAGCAGACAATTATCGCTTCTTACCCGTCCTTTGAAAGAGAAGCGCGGGCAAATGGGATACCTTCTTTGGGGTCCGGCCGCGTGTTTAAGTATAAAAGAGAGGACATTATGGCAGACCCAATGCCTAAAATACCGCCGCATTGGCCGCGTATCGTGGGCATCGACATCGGGTGGGACCACCCCACCGCCGTTTGTTGGCTCGCATGGGACAGAGATACGGACATCGTTTATCTTTATGATTGTTACAAAGAGTCCGAAGGTATCATTGCCTATCACTCAGGGCGTATCTTACAAGGTGGTGAGTGGATACCCGTTGCGTGGCCGATGGATGCCCTGCAGGCAGATAAACAGACGGGGATAACTATCGCCGATACATATCGTTCGTTTGGGGTTAATATGCTATATGAGCCGGCAACAATGGAGACACAAGACGGTACGCTTACTAACTCTGTCGAGGCTTCTTTGTATGAGATGGACAAACGCATGCAAACGGGGCGATTCAAGGTCGCATCGCATCTGACGGAATTTTTCGATGAGTTCGACTTGTACCATAGGGACAAGGGGAAAATAGTTAAGGTAAAAGATGACTTGATTTCTGCTTGCAGATATGGTATTATGATGCTTAGGTTTGCAGAGACTGAGGGTGTAACCCACGGTTCTGCTGACTTTCAACCAAGTACGGACTGGATTGTATAGGAGGGAAAATGGTAACAAAATCTAGTAGAATGCCTGATAAGAATGTAAAAAAGCCTGATTCGACTTCATCAGGTACAAACTCTTTTGTTCATCTTCCTCCGGTGCCTAATACAATTACAGAATCGTACTTGGCTGATACGTTAAATAAAATGTCAGTCAATCTTTTACCTAAGCTGCCTTCGGTACGGTCCGGGGATGACCTTTGTGATAGGTTAAACCTTCTCTTACAATTTTATGACTTTGATATGAAAGTTATTCCCGGCTCCGGGGAAAAGTATGTTCGTGATTCATTAGCGGTTTTGGTTGAGGAATACAATAAACATGGCAAAAAATGATACAGACAGAGAAATAATGCTCGATGAAAATGAATCTCAATTAATGGATGATTTGTTTTATGAGGATACGTCTGAACAAGACCGCGAGAAAGAATTGCAAAAAGTTCTCGGGGATTACTTCGATGATAGTGTCGGAACGGACATAGATGACGATATTTCTCAACAAAGAAATGAAGCATTACGTGTTTTTTATAGAGAACCGTACGGGAACGAGCAAGCAGGCCGTTCGAAATTTATCACGTCTGACGGCATGGATACGGTTAATTGGCTTCTGCCGGTCTTATTAAATGTTTTTATGTCGCAACCAAAAAATGTTGAGTTTGTGCCTTCATCGCAAGATGCGATTGAAGAAGCGGAGCAAATGACGGATTATATTAATTATCTCGTGATGGAAGAAAACGAGGCATTTGCTACATTTTATATTTGGTTTTGGGACGCATTGGTTACAAAAAATGGGTTTGTTAAATATTATTATAAAGAAAATACAAAAACCTATACTGAACGTTATACGGGGTTATCTGAGGACCAAGTTGCAGTCCTAGCTAATGATGATTCTATTATTATTGACGAGTTAGAGCAAAACGGAACGGTTGAACAAGTCGTTTCGGCACCTTCGCTTCCAATTGGTGGCAATCCTTTACAGTCTCCTATGCTGCCACCACAGCAAGGTGTGTCTCAGCCGGGGTTGATGCCTCCTTCCCCGGCACAACCTATTGTTGTTGAGGTGCCTGTTTATGATGTAACAGTTAAACGGACGGTTAAAGATAAAAAGATTAAGATTGAAAATATCGCGCCTGGTAATGTTATGGTTCATAAAAAGGCAACTTGCGTTGATGATGCTAAATTTATCGGCATTGTTTATTATAAAACGAAGTCTGATTTGTTGGATGACGGATTTTCTGAGGAAGAAATTGATGGCTTACCGACAACGACGAACACAGAATATAATACAGAAGCCGAAGTCAGAAACGAAGTCAATGACATTTATGATACAAACGGTTCTATTAAATATTATGAAATTATTGAGTGTTATGCTCAAATCCCGGATGAATACGGAATTGACAAACTTCATCGGATTATTTTGTGTGATAAGAACGCAAAACATATTTTAGAAGACATTGAGGTTGATGAAATCCCAATCGCGACAATCACACCTTTTATTAAGCCCTATTCGTTCTTTGGTACAAGCGTTATCGATATGATAAAAGACCTGCAGCTTGTAAATACGACGATTTGGCGTACAATGCTCGATTATATTTATACTTCGGCATTTCCGCAATGGGAGATTTTGGACAGGGCACTTGTTAATAAAGATGATGTTCAAAAACGTATCCCCGGTGGTCTAATTCGTACAAGACAGCTCGGTTCTATTCAACCGATAGCATTGCCTCCTTTCCCGACGGAATCTGTTGGCCTTTTGGATAAATTACGGGATGTAAAAGACTCGCGAACAGGTGTTACGGCGTTTAATATGGGCCTTAATCCAGATGCGTTGAAAGCAAATACGTCAACTGCTGGTCTTGAAATGGGTGCCAATGGCCGACAGATTCAAGATATGATTGCACGAACATTTGCAGAAACGGGCATTAAACAGCTTTACAAAGGCATTTACGGTCTTGTGGTAAAGAATGCCAACGAGAAGAAAATCATTCGTCTACGAGGCTCTTTTGTTGAAATTGACCCTACTACGTGGCGATTGCCTGTTCGTGTATCTGTAAATGTTGGGCTTGGGACAGGAACAACGAATGCAAAACTCAATGATTTGCAGCAAGTTTTGGCACTTCAAGTTCAATTTATGCCGTATGGTGTTACGAATAATCAACAACTGTATAATGTTTTGGCTAAATATACGAATATGCTTGGCTATAAAGATGTTGATTCATTTTGGACAGACCCATCGAAGGCACCCCCACCCCCACCGCCGGGTCCATCGCCGGAAGAAATTGCGCTTGAACAGATTAAAGCAGAGCTTGAAAGAGAGCAAATTAAGGCAAGTGTTGATAAATATCAAACGGATGTTAAAGCAGATGTTGAGCTTACAAAACTTAATGTTGAGACCGCTCTTAAACAGCAAGCTTTATCGCTAAAATATGCAGAGGGTAAAGACCCGACATCATCAACAGATTATTTCCCGGGGGTGAGGGACTGATGATATTTGAACGATTGAAAAAATATATTTTTGGCCACACAGACAGAGATATGGTATCTCGTCAGGCTAGTAGTTTACTCCAAAGCGACGCATTTCTTATTGCATATGAGTCAGTGCAAGAGGGAATATTGGAGAAAATAGTCGCATCTAACCCAGCAGATGCAGATAAACGGGAAAAGTTATATCTGCAGTATAAAGCATTGGAGGATGTGGTGTATGAACTAAAACGACTCATTAACCAGTCGGACCAACCGGATGCGCCGGAGTCAGACCAAGGAGGAATTTAGAATGGATGAAAATGAATTAGCTACATTTCAAAATATGCCGGATTACGTTGATATGAACAAAGATGTCCAAGCAGCTGACGAAAGCCAGCCAAGCGAATCGGACTCGGAGGGCAATCAACCAGCTACGGATACCGATGAATCGCAAAATACGGAACCGGAGGAAGGTCAACCGGAAGATAGCGAGGAAGAAGTAGAACCGAGCGAAGAACCTGCAGAAGATAAGTATCTTGTAAAAATTAATGGTGAGGAGAAAGAGGTAACATTAGAAGACCTTAAAAAGTCTTATATGTTAGAGTCTGATTATCGACGGAAAACATCTGAATTAGCAGAAGAACGTCGTATAATTGAATCCCAAACGCAAGCTCGTACTCAGGAATTAGAACGTCTTAGAACGGTTATTGCGGATGCGGAAAAATCATTGATTGCAGACTTACAAAATAGTGAAGCTCGTAGCCTTCGCGAAGCAATCAATAAAATTGATGTTGCATCTTTAACACAGGAACAATTAACTCAATTTATGCAAGCGAAAGCCCATTGCGAACAACTTGAAGCAAGAGAGCGGGAAAAGATTGCAAAATTTGAGGCCGCGAATAAAAAATATTTGGCGGAACAAGAGAAAATTTTGAATGAACAGTGGGCGCAAGACCAACGGATTTTAGAACGGGATATTCCCGATATAAAAGACCCGGTTAAACGCGAAAAGCTAAATCAAGACATTTCAGGGTATCTACTTTCTATTTATGGAGAGAAAAGAGCACAAGAAATCGCTTCAACCATTCGCTCAAAAGAGGATTACAAAACATTGTATTATGCAGCAATGGGTAAGAAACTTTTGGAAACAAAGACTCCTGCTAAAGTTATGCCGAAAGCAAAAACGCTGTCGGTTAAAAATCAATCGGGAGCACAAAGTGTTACATCTACACAGAAGAAATCTCAAGATGCGCTGCTGGCTAAAATTAAATCCGCTGGTGCGCGTGGAGAGGCTTCTGATGCAGATATTATTCAATATTTAAGTATGTCTACTAAATAAGAAAGGGATTTTATTATGGCTCAAGCACAATTAGTAAATTCGTTTAAGACGTACAGTGCTGTTGGGAACCGTGAAGATTTATCTAACGTTATTTACAACATTGCTCCGTCTGACACACCGGTACTTACTGCGATTGGCAGTGAATCGGCTACATCAACAAAGCATGAATGGCAAACGGATAGTTTAGCTGCTCCTGCTGAAAACGCTCAAGTCGAAGGCTTTGAAGCGGATATTGAAAAATCTACTCCGACGGAACGTTTGTATAACTATACTCAGATTTTCAGTAAAACAGTCGCTGTTTCTGAAACGCAAGAAACTGTTGATAAAGCTGGTCGTTCTAGCGAAATGGCTTACCAAACGGCAAAACGTATGAAAGAAATTAAGTTGGATATGGAATTTGCTATCTTATCCAATACAGCATCTTCTGCTGGTTCAAGTTCTGATTCTGCTGCTACAGCTCGTAAATTGGGTGGTTTCCCTGCTTGGCTGGAAACGAACTCAAGCTATGGGGCAGGTGGTAAAGCAGGTTCTGACGGGTCTACAGCGGCTATTGCTGGTACGAAACGCCAAATGTCTGAAGACTTTTTAACCACAGTTTTGACGAGTATTTACGAAAACGGTGGTAAAATGCGGTCTATGTATGTTGCTCCGGATATGAAAGGTTTTATTTCTAAAAACTTTGGTGGTACCGGTGATAAAGTAACAACCTATCGTAAAGAAGAATCGAAAACGGCTGGTGTTGTCGTTGAAGTTTATCAATCGGACTTCGGTTTGGTGGATATTGTTCCGAACCGTGTAATGGCCGCGACTTCGTTGAAAAACTTCATTTACATCATTGACCCGGCTTATGCATCTATTGCATGGTTGCGTCGTTTGGGACGTAAACCGTTGGCCGATACCGGTGATAACAAAAAAGCGTTGATGACGGCCGAAATGACTTTGACTGTCCGAAACGAAAAAGCTCACGGTATTATCGGTGATGTACAAACGACCACTGCATCTAGTGGTGGTTAATATGAAAGGTGGGGAGATGTAGGATAAAATCCCTACATCTCTCTATTTTTGCTCATGACAGAAAGATTATTTGAAATTGAACGGGTAAATAGTCAAACGGCGCGTAAAGTATATGCGGATGAGGATGGAAACGTTATCGAGCAGACTATTTTTGACCCGAATCCAACACTTAAAGACGCTGAATTTTTCAGGGACCAAGATGTGAATAAACGTGCACCCGGTCGACTGGTTGCCCTTCTGCCGCTTGAAGTTATTGAACAATGGAAACGAGAAAAAGGGATTGATTGGTTTACGGCGACAGAGGCGCAAAAAGCGGCGTTGCTTAATGACCCTGATAATTCTTTATTTAGAACGGGTGGAGGACATATATGAGTGTTAATTATACGAGTTTGAAAAATTTAGTTGCGGATTTTTTAGCACGTGATGATATTAGTACTACGGCATTAAATACTTTTATTGACGTAATTGAATCTGATATTACGGCATCTTTTTCTCCAAAAGAATTAGATGATTATGTTGAACTGCCGGTACAGCCGGGCAATTTTATTATTTTACCGGATGATTATAGATTATCGCGAGTCGTAAAAGTCGGAGATTCAACACCGATTCAACAGATTGACCCGCAATCGTTTTTTGAAAACACGTATAATAATTTTTTAACAACGATTGGGAACAAAATGTACTTTGGTAAGAGTATTCAAGGTGATACTTGTACGATGCTCTATTCAAAGCGTATTCCTTCATTGGTAAAAGAAGAAGAAAATGCAATAAGTTTATTGTATCCAAGTTTGTATATTTATGGGTGTTTAAAAGAGGCTGCTGCTTATATTGACGATAAACAAAAATTAGCTATGTATGAGCAAAAATATGCAGAGGCTTTGGAAACAGCAGCAGTTGATGCAGATACATCTCGTTACTCAGGTTCCCGATTGGTATCAGTTTCGACGACAACTTTATTAGGGGGTCAGTAATGCCATATATAGAGCTTGGAGAATGGAGACCGGATACACCGCAGCATATTCAATCGACAATTAGCGATTTAAGTAATATGATGCCGAATGCTTTCGGGTATGATTCGGTTCCTTCGTTTGAGCCAATTACCGGTCCAATCATTGAGGATGGAGAACCTGCTAAAATTACAGGTTCTCGGTCATTCATATCATCGGATGGTATTGTACATACATTTGCCGGTACGGACAAAGCTCTTTATATGTTGGGAGCAGCATCTTGGGTAGACATTTCCGCAGAGGGTGGTTATAATGGATTGGGTAATCCATGGCAGTTCGAAATTTACGGGAACTATGTTCTTGCAACAAATTATGCGGATAAGATTCAGTTGTTTGATTTGTCTTCAACAGAAGATGCAAAATTTGAAGTAATGTCGGAAACAGCCCCCCGCTGCCGTACTTTAGCGATTGTAAATGAATTTTTGATGCTTGGAAATGTTTATGATTCCATTGATGGGGAACGACCAGGCAGAATTTGGTGGGGACCGATTGCAGACCCTCGGGGGACTTGGACACCCGACCAAACGACGATGTGTGATTACCAAGATTTAGCTCAAGGTGTAAATGTTGTTAGAATTATTGGTGGAGAATCTGCTAAGATTTTTATGAGAACAGCTGTTATTCATGGTGTTTTCGTTGGGTCTCCTCTTGTGTTTCAATTTGAAACTGTTGAACCTGCACGTGGATGTGTTGGTATTAACGCATTAGATATAGTTGGTGATACTGTTTATTTCTTATCTTCTGACGGATTTTATGCTTTAACGAATGGTAATTCAGCAACGATTGGATTAAATAAATTAGATAAATATGTTTTAAATAGAATTATGGGGGAAGCTTTATCTTTATCCCAATGTGCTGTTGACTATCGAAATAAAGTGGTTTGGTGGGCAATCCCTGCTGTTAAGACAATAACGAATAATGATAATCTATTATCGACATCTGTTTTATATCATTATCCAAGTGGTAAATGGGGAAAAGTTGATAAGGCATTTGTGTCTTTACATGGTTTGTCGACCAAGGGTTATACTTTGGATGAATTGGATGAAATAAACGAAATCTTAGAGCAACTGCCGTTCCCTCTTGATAGTGTTATGTATAAGGGCGGTATTCCTGTTGTTGGGTGTTTTGATGAGCAAGGTAGATTATGTTATGGATATGGTTTACCGATGGACGCATATGTTATAACCGGTGATGCTCCATTTGGTAATCATGACAGTCGTACATTTGTTCGTCGTGTTCGACCAACACTTGGCGGTACGAGTAAAGAGCATATGATGTCTATTTCCGGTAAGCAAACGATTTCGGATGAAGATACATTTACTTCGCCCACTAAATTAACCCGTATTGGCGATTTTGCATGCCGAAAGACGGGAAGATACCATAAAATTAGATTTGATTTAAAAGGTGATTGGACTGAGATAACTGGGTATGCAGTTACGCTTGATGAGGAGGGTACACAATAATGGAAGTTGAAGTTAGAACTCCAGCATTGCCGAGTAAAATAACTGATAATTTTTTGCAGTCGGTTCAAAGAACAGTTATGTGTTTATGGCGCGGGAAAACGAATAATATTGGCGTTTTTACAATTCCGACGTCAGTAACGCAGGTAAAAGTAACTGATTCTCGTGTAACACCTGATTCTCATATTTCAATAACAGGACTTGACAATAATTCACAAGCTGGTGTATTATCAATAACGGAAAGAAACAGTCGAGAGGGGTATTTCATGGTAGGGTGCCCCGCAGGCCAAACGGAAAGAAATTTTAGCTATGCTATCATAGGGTAGGAGGAAGTTATGTCTTTATTTGGTGGTGGAGTTAGTAAAGCGACAAAAGCATATAATAATGCTATAATGAACTATAATAAATGGCAAATGGGTCAAAACCAGCAACTTGCATCCGATGCTCAACAATATGTTGGTTTAGGTCCTTCTTCCGATATTGCCTATGATACGGCATCAGGGGAATATTTAAACGCAAATCCTTATATTAATCAGGTAGCAAACAATGTTTCTCAACAAATAATCGACCAATACAATAGAAGTTATATCCCATCGGCCCTTTCGTCGTATGCAGGTTCCGGCCGATTTGGTAGCGGTTTATTTCAAAAAACTCTTGCTGATACGCAATCTCAACTTAACCAAGATGTTGGTAATGCTATGAATAGCCTGTATTATGGCAATTATAATCAAGAACGACAATATCAAGAGGCTGCTAGAAATCGTATCGCGAGCCAATATGACCCACTTAATCGTTATTCTCAATATTCCGGTATTTTGAACTCGTATAGTCCGGGTCAACCTGCTGCTCTACAAGAAAAAGGTTCTGCGCTTGGTGCAGCTCTGCAAGGCGGTGTATCGGGTGCTATATCGGGTGCCGCTGCGGGTGGACCGTGGGGTGCTCTTTTTGGCGGCCTTGGTGGTGCTGGTCTTGGTTTATTAAATAGATGAGGTGTGAAATGGCATTACTTAATGATTTAAATCCTAATTTTACTGGTCAAGTAACAAGTAGTATAGCAAAAGGACTTGGTGGTTCACTGCTTTCATCTATTACGGATAAACTTGGTAATTTATTTTCTTTAGATAGTCTTAAAAATTTTCTTACTCCTAGTAGAAATTCATATACCATTGAGACATATGATTATTCTAACCCAAATGCAGTTAAAAATAGCGAGGGTATTGTCATTTCACCTACAAAGACAGCTCAGTTGAAAGCGACGGGTAATGACGCCGCTGCCGAGTATTTAGGTAAAGATGCCGCAGCTGTTTTGAATGCGCTTCAATCCTCTTTCGGTTTGGGTCAAAATATTACACGACCTTCTACTGAACAGCGACAAAATGATACACAACCAGTTAGGTGGTCATCGCCGATACTTAATTCGAATAATACGTCATTTTTGGGGAGGTCATAATGGCATCTATTCTTGATTCTTTAAACTCGGCATTAACGTCTGTTATTGGTCCAGCAAGTCTTGGTTCTGATTTGGGTCAATGGGTAGGTTATCAAGTTAGAAATATTTTGAACTCGAAAGAAAAAACTAATCCGTATTTAATGCCCGGTGATGAGGGATATGTTTACCCTGAAACAGATTATCCCGAAGGTTATAATCCATCGGACACAATTACTCCCCCTGTTAGTCAAAAAGAATTACCTCCTATTAAAGATGGGGGTTATGTTGATGCAGGTCCGCTAGCGAATGTAAAGTCTGTTCCTGAATATGTAGAAGGTCAGGCTGCTAGTCAAGTGAGTAATCAATCTGAGGTTCCGGCAGTAGACCAAGCTGGGGGTTCAAATGCCTCAGTAATGCAGAAGATTGCTAATTCACTCTATGCCCCTTTTGCATATATGGCCGGGGCGGCTGATAGTGGTGAATATACGGCTAATAATACGTATTCTCCTCTTGTTGGCGCGGTTGGAGGATTAGCTTCTTTATTAGGACCTGGTGGACCGTGGGAGAGAGCATATGATACAAGTTCTTCTTGGGGTAATGCTTTGGAAAAATACCACGCTGCTCAAGATGCCGCTAGACAGCGACAGGTTGCGGAGATGAATGCCATAACTGCGCGGATGAATGCGATGAGAGCGAAAAATCAAATAGGTACTTTTGGGAAAGTTTATAATGATGCTCTTGCTGCAGGTGCTAGCCAAGAAGAAGCTTATGCCTTAGCGGAACGGGCTATTACTAAGCCTTTAGTTGATATGTCTGCTCAACAGCAAAATAAACGAATTGAAGCTATGGATACTTTATTAGTTGACCAGTTGAAAGATGTTCAAAGTAAAGCAGCCGCTTCTAGAGAAGCAAAGGCATATGCAGATAGGTTTATTAAAGGGATGGAATCACGTCCCGGATTTTTAAATTATTCAGGTCGTTTCCTAGCTGAAACTGGGTATAATATTGGTAAGGCACTTGGGCTTACTTCCGATGAAACAGATTTATTGAAGCAAGACCTTGATAAGTTAGGAGCTTCTATTAAAGGGTTGAGCCGTGAACAAGTAATTGGTCCGGGTCCTGTATCTAATGCTGAGCAAGCAATTCTTCAATTAGTTGTACCGGGTATGGATAAAACTCCTGCTCAAAACTTAATGGCTGCTAGATGGGTAAGCTATAGTTCAGATTTACAAAATAGAATTGCAAGTGAGTATTCGAAATTATTACAATCAGGTGCTAGTTATTCAGATATTCAAAAGCAAATCGGTGCTATGTGGGATACTGGCGTTGAACAATTCTATAATGAAAATTTGCAGCCGATATACGGTGATGCTGAAAATGTGGTTAAAGGGAAAGCTAATATGAACGCATCTACTGGGAGAAACTTAGGAAATACTGTGAATGTTAGAGGTTCTTCCTATAGACTTGGGGAAGATGGGAATTATCACTTAGTGAAGGGAGAGTAATCATGGCAGATTTACCTGAGGTGCTTACACCTGAAGAAATGCAAGGTTTACTTGCTTCTGAGGGTTCTAATTTACCTGATACACTCACTCCGCAAGAAATGCAAAATTTACTTTCGTCTAGTGGTTCTACGTCACAACCTGAGGAGTTAGGGACGGTGGAAAAGTTTAGCAGAGGTATTGCAGATATGCTTGGTGGTCGATACATAATGCCCGCCGTTTCTGCCCGTGTATCTAAATTGTTTGGTGATAAGCGGGATTTATCTGATATATATGCTGATGCACAACAATTTTATGATGCCCCTCAAAGTCTATCGAGAACGGCGGGTCGGGTGGCTGGTTTAGCTTTGCCGCTGACATATGCGGGCAAAGCGGCTTCTGCTGTGCCCGCTGTATCTAAAACGATGGATGTTGTAAGAACACTCGGACCTATCGGTAGAGGCTCGGGCGTTATCCCTACAGCTGCTCGTATTGTCGGCGGTGCTGGGACGGGTGCTATATCAGGTGCGGCGGGTAGTGCGGTAGCTACTCCTTATATGAATATGATGCTTGGTGAAGAAACAACGCCGGAAGAAGTTAAAGAAGATACGACTACAGGTGCCCTTATTGGTGCCGGTCTTGGCGCGACTGTCCCGGCCATAGGTGCGTCTGTAGATTTAGTACGTAAATTAGCTAATAGGTATAAGGCTCCTAATTTATCAGCAGATTATGGTAAAGGGTTTGGAAGAGCCTCTATTGATAAAAGCGGGGTTGCTCCTGACGTTAAAGCGGTTGCAGCGATAAAAAATGGTCAATATCCGGGGACAAAGGCAAACTTGGTAGAAACAGTTGAAAGTATGCCTGACCAGTCATCTTTTATTGATTCTGCCATTAATAATTCTAATCGTTCAGATATTGCTATTGCTTCCGTTGAAGCGATGAATGCTGCGCATCCGGGTACAGCTAGGGAATTTTCAAGAAAAGTCATTGAACCTCGACTTAGACAAGCAAAATCGAATGCGGATGTAAGTGTTAAAGTATATACGGCAGATGTTGGTACACCTAAATATATGAATGATAAAGCGAATGAATTAGATGCTTTATATAGGGTAGGTTTGGATAAATTAAAACAGGTTCCACCATTTGAAGAAGCTCAAGTACGGGATGTTTTAAGACAAGCTGTTGGAGAAACTGTTGCAGATAATGTTATAAGTAAAATTATGACAGACAAAGCAAAATCTGTTTATACGAGTGGTACACAGGGAATAACAGCTTCTGATATTGCAAATTATATTAGAGATAGTAGTCGTCGCGTTGGTGCTCAGAATTTTGATGAAGCGCAACGAATAACAGATTCGTTAGCAAGATTATTGGCAGATACAGGTAATCCTGAGTTTATTAGGGGTTATCGCGGATGGCGTGAATGGTATGGTGTTAAAAGAGCTTTTGAAGAAGGAAAAAATGTATCAAGAGCATCTACGTCTATTGATGATATAGTGAGTTCCCTTGAACCTACTTCCCGTTCAGGTATAGATTCTAATTTAGAAAGAACGGCAAGAACCTCCGGGTTTTTAAATAAAATTCGAGAAGGCTTGGATTCGGGTAAACAAATAAATTTATCTACTTCTGAGGCCGATGTTTTAGAACAATATTACCCAAGAATTTTTAGTTCAGTTAAAACACATAACTATTGGGAAGCTCTTAATGATATATCTAAGGGGATTAGGATAAACGCGGCAAATACAGCATTGTCTCCGATACAAAAAGGTGCTTCTAAGCTTACGTGGGGTTCCGCAGCGGCCGGGTCCGGGATTATCGAGACCCTTCTTAGGCAGATAAATAAGAGAGCACCGGAGAAATCTGCAGAAGCTTTTGCTCGGCTTATGAATGCTAATAAGAACGATTGGAAAGCTATCATTGATGCAACATATAAATCAGGTATAGAAAAACGCCTGCAGAGCTTACCGAGAATTATCGGTGGAGAATATAACTTGATGAAGGAGGATTAGATGAGTGATGTAGGGAAGTGGTCTACCGTTGCCGGTAACAATAATAAGCCCGCTCCGAACGGTTGGCCCGAAAATATGGCACCATCGGACGTTAATGACTCTGCCCGTGAAAATATGGCGGCAGTGAAACGTATGACTTTAGACCTGCCGTATATTAGTTTAGGCGGTGTTATTACATACATTGATTCATCTTCTTTCTCTGTTGCAGATGATGATATAAATGTAAATTATTCACAGTATTATACAGTTGGCCGACAAGTAAAGATTAAATCGACATCAGGAGAAGTAATCGCCGCGGTATTAACTTCTGAGTATTCTAGCGGTGTTACAACGGTTACTTTACAATTCTCGGAGGGACAAGAACTATCATCGACAGTTACGGATGTATTAGTAGGTTTGCGTGGGTCAGATATTCAAGCTTTATCGGGACCGAATATGTTAGGTATCATCCTGCCGTTTACAGCAGACCCCGATAATATTCCGTTTGGGATGGGTCTTGCAGATGGTGGTACATTTGACCCGATTATTTATCCTGAATTGGCAAAACTTTATTATATTGAAGATAATGAAGAAGGTAATCCAACATATAAATATGGACAAGAATTAGTTAAGGGTCGTTGGTTTCCTAAAAAGCCGGATGTTCGTGGGTATTTTCCCCGTTTCTTGGATGATAGAGAATCAGACCGTGTTGACCCCGATTCACGCGAGGTAGGGTCAATACAAGAAGCGGCAGTTAATCCACAAAATTTAAAACTTCGTGTAAAAAATGCTCAATATAGTGGTTCAGGTTCTGCCGCTTATGGTTATTTAACTCAAGGTGTGTATGCCGCATCTTCCGGTCGTAATATGTGGGAAAGTAATTATAACTTTGAGAACCCTAATATTATTAGTGGTAGCGGTTCAGAAACGCGCCCTGTTAATATAGCTTTTCCCGGTTTATTGGTTATGTTTGGTGGCTATGCTTCTGCAACATTAATTAAACCGGAAGACTTGGTTGCAAAGGTACTTATCGAGATTCAACCTGAGATTTATGAAATTGAAGAGCGAATAAACGAAAAGTTTGCGCAGTCTTTTGATGATATGGAAGCCCAAGTACAAGCTGCGGCGGAACAAGCAAATCTTGCAAAAACATACGCAGATGAGGCAGCTGAGGTAACCGTTGGTAAACAAGATAAATTATATCACGTTGCAACAACAATCAGTGCATCGGAATGGAACGCAGAAACAAAGACTGTAAGCGTTTTAATCCCAAATTTAACAGCTATTGACATAGTGTGGGTTAGTCCGCATTCAACTAAATTAGATATTGATACGTGGAGCAAATGCGGTATTTATGGCCAATCGCAACATGCTGGTAGCTTAGTTTTGGCATGTGAAGAAATCCCGGAATCAATTAATGTTAATATAGGAGTATGTCCGCAATGATTATTAATTCAGTTTTAAAAGGTGGCAGCGGTGATGTTGTAAATGCTTTTGGCGTGGGAAAAGCTTCTGCGGCTGTTAAAGATGACAAGGTAACGCTTAATTATTCAGCAACCATGTTGCCGTATGAAATAACCGTTACGGATTCATCTTTTAAAACGCCGACGTCTAATACAGGTTATAGCTATAATTTTACATACTGCGACCGGAACCGAATCCTTATGACCGCGGCTATTGATACAAATTACCCGTTGCCGGTTCTTTTAACGCGGCAGGAAGACGGGTCGTTTAAATATGCAAAGGTATTAGATACATCAAGTAATATTATTAGTCCGTTTGCTGATTTTCAACCCTTTGCAATGGCTCGCTTAAATGGTAACGCTGTTTATAGATTAGATAAAAATAATAATTTATCTAATGTGGGTACTACAAATTATCTTCCAGGTAGTATTACATACCGAGAAGATTATAAAATTGCATGCTCGGGTGGGTCTAAACCGATTTTGTTAAGAAATACAGGGACATATTGGGAGCCCATTACAACTTCGAATTTAGATATTAATATCAAGGATGCGTATACCGGTTATGGTTTAATTGGGGATAAGCTTATCGTTTTAAACCGTGATAAGGCATATACGTACAGTTATGATGAAGCGGGCGTTACGACTCTTGTTGGAAGTTCCTCCTTGCAAAGCTCGGGTAATTATATCTTTAATTTTTGGTGTTGGTTTGATAATGGAACAAAACTAATTACTAGTTTGGGATATAACTCTTCTGATAATCCTCCATTTGGTTTAACTGTGTGGGATGTAAGTGTAGATGAATCGGGGATATATGGTTTTGTTATCAATGAATCCTTACAAAATCAAGTCTTAAATTGCACTGCTGGTCAAGTTGGCTTTGTTAAAAATATTACCCGAGTAGATGACAAAATTTATATTTGGAATGAACAGGCATTGGTTGTTTTGCAATGGAACGGCACATCCTTTACGCAAGTTGAACGACCCTTTGCAGATTATGATTATAACGGTTCGTTCTTTATTAATCCGATTGATAAGATGGCCATTATGCAAGTAGACGGCACATCATGCGTTGTGCGGTACTTGGATGCGTTGGCATCACAATCTTATATTGCAACGGAGACCGAAGGAGGTTTATTTTTCCCAACAACGTCCTTAACGGGTTTTACAAGCAAAAATAACGGCGGAATATTAGATGTTCAAACCATTCTTGACCCGAACGCTACTGTGCCGTCATATCCTGATACATATGGGTTAGAAACTACGGTCAACCCCGGTGCGGCTAATACAGATGTGGTTGTACCATATGGCACAGGGACAAACTTAAATAATGCAAATGGGGCGACATTTTTTGGCTTTATGCCAAAGTCTGCCGTAACGTTTGATAAAATATACCTTACCGGGCGTTCTGACGGTGGTTCAGCGTCTTCAACCGCTAAGTATCTGAAATTATTTATTTGGGACGAGGTACAACAACTTTATACGTTTGTTGCGTGTTCGACAAATACACAAACAGTCCCGGCTGGCGGCCAAGGCGAATGGGAATTTGAAACGACGCAGAATTTGACCGCAAATACGTATTATGGGTTTGCCTTTTCAACGGATAATACAGCCGCATGGTCAGGATTGACTGGTTGCGGTTTTAGAACGCAAGGGGCTGAAGCATGGTTAGATAACAAATTAAAATGTACAACTCAGACATCTAATCCGCCGACAAGCTTTTTAGGCTTTATCCCCGTTTTCTCCTTTCTTTATCACGGGGTAAAAGAAGGTAATGTTGACATTTCTTACGGCTATTATAAATCGGGCGATGAGTACGTTAAGTGGAAAGGTGTTCCCCCTGCCACATTAGCAGATGTTGAGGGAACAAAGTCAACCGAGATGAAACTTTACCTTGCACAAAACGGCACTCAAACAGTGTCGGTATTGACGCAAACAACGCCGACGTTGCCTAAATCGCATTTAGTAAAAGACCCTGTTTATTTGTCTGATACTTTGGATTATTTCATGCCCAACCCGTATGGACTTGAGCCTGATATAGCGTATGGGTATGATATAATGCCTGTTGAAAAACCCACTTTGACAGCAAACGGGACTTTGGGCGGAGATTCTTTCGCCGTTGCCGCGACAGACCAGTATTCCTCCACTTACGCTGCGTGGAAATGCTTTACAGAAACGAATACAGATTGCTGGGTTTCAAACGCATCTGCAAGCACGAGTAATCCGATATATTATACGATATATAACCCGGAACCAGTTCAGATAAATTTTATAGAAATGAGGAACCGTTCATCATCGGCCACTGAGATGTTGGGTGATTTTGTTTTTCAAGCAAGTAATGACGGCGTAACATGGGAAGATATTGCTACTTTTAATAATCGCAATACAACTGCTAATGCCAGTGCACTTTTTGAAATACCCGAAGTCCGCCGGTATAATTATCACAGGTTTAAAATTACATCAAATGCAAGTGGTGTATCGGGCAGAGTGTCTATTGGCCATTTCTCTATGTTTGAAATGCATGCGGAGTCAGATACACCAACGGGTATAGTCTTTGTAGGCGCAGTCAGTGTATCTGAGGGGTGGCAGGAACTCGGCGGTGTTCAATATAGTATGCCAAAATCGGTAATGAAATTGAAATCATTGGCAATTGAAGGCCAAGCGGCGACTACTATGTATCTTTGGATGATGAGGAGTTCAAATACAGTCGTTTCAGATGTATTCGCCAATAGCCTTGGGATAGCAACGATTCTAACAGGACGACAATTCGCGACGTTTTTGTCAAGAGAAGCGGGTGTTCAACCACATAATACACTGCAGGAATTTGGTCAAGTTCCTTGGGAGATTAACACAAAAATTATTACGGGTGAATTAGGAATTGACCAAGCCGTGTTTGGGCCGACATATGGTTATGAATCGGAAGTAGCCACTTCTCCGATGATTAAAATTACAACAGACAATAAATTCCAAGTTTATCTATCGTCTGACGGCCAAAACTGGGATATTTCTGCCCCTGCTGCCGCAAAATATGGGAGTGTAAGTGCAAACACGGCATATTGGTTGAAATTAGGTTGGACAGGTTCGCAATATTACTTCTCGTATTCTACGGATGGGACAGAATATACGCAGCTATACACTAAGGATAGCACGACTCCGGTATGGGAATATTCATATTTTCCTATGATTGGGAACAATATGGCGGCCGCGGTAGACAAATATTTTAGGGGAACGGTTGATTTGCGGGAAACTAATTATAAAGAGAATGACCAAATTGTTTGGAGTGCTTATACCGTAACACCGGGAAATTCGACGGATTTCGTTGTGTCTGTTGATGCTCCGGCGAATGTCGATTATTCGTACAAGTACTTAACTGTGTATTTGAGCAATGCACTTGATAGATTTGTGGAAGAATTAGAGCCGGAACCTGACCATGAAGAGGAGATTTTAACAGATAATAGTGATGCAGTAAAAATGACTTATACGGTAAAAGAGGGGGGGGGATGCTATCTAGGAGTTAATCCTGCAGGTATGCACTGTTACATTTTTCCTTTTAGTAAATTACCTACATCTCCTTATATATCTGAATTTCCCGGGGTTTTGCCCGTAGTAGATTCTTCGTTCTCTTGGGCAAAATCTTCTTCTGCTAGAGGATACTTCGGTGTTTATAAAGATTTAGGTGAAGGAAACACGAGCTCTTATGCATATGGATATGGTCGTTATGAAATGGTCGGGAATAGAAAATCCCTTCGGTCTACTGGTCCATTTGTTAACTATGCAGAAAATGCAACTTCAATCCTTAGCATGCAAGGGCTTGGATTTATGATTACTTCCTATACTAAAATACCAACTGGGTCTCGCATAATTTTATATAGAAGAGATTGCCCGGAAGTTACAGACGCAGCAAAAATTAGACAAAATTCGAGCTCTCAATTCTATATTTTGGAAAACTCTGTCGTTAAGATAATTTATACACCATGCGATGTTTTATCTTAAATCTTGACAATTCCTCACTAACTGATTATATTAATTAGGTGTTCTATGTGAACACCTAATTATTTATAGGAGAAAACAAATGGATTTAGAAGAACTTAAGATACTAAGTCAGACGAATGCAGAAACCATTGCACCGTTTCGCAAAATTATTTACGGATTAATCTCAACACTGCTGCTCACTGTAGGTTTATTTGGATACTGTTTTATTACGTTTATGTATAAAGCGTTTGATGCTCCAGCTGGTGAACAAACAGTAGCTGCCTATGAGATTAGTAGTTCTACATTAACTCAAAATGTTGGAAAATAAGTAAATGCCGGGACCTCGAAAAATAAGAGTTGAAGGTCATGTAAAAGGCGTACCGGGTGCAGAGGTTAATTTCTTAATCGAAACAATCGCCGGCGCTTACCCAACAGGGCCGCGTATTAAATTGCGTCGTCCAAGCCTTCGGCCGATTATCCATCGTCCTATCCCTGCCGGTCTTATTTCACCTACTATAAAAGATACACCACCTGAACCGGTTATTGTTCCGAAAGAACTGCAGAAAGTGGAACCTATCGTTCGTACAGAGATTATAAATAGTGCGCCTATAAGTGTTATTATCCCTAAATTTGTTGAGGAGGATTCCGATGAAGATTGAGCGGGCGTTTGTTAAGAAGATGATACGTAATTTGCCTCCGATTAAAGCTATTCCGTTGTTGGAGTCTTTCATGTTACCAAAACGTGAGCATGATGCCATTTTATACGTTGACATTAAGAAATTTACGATAGATGAAGCTGCTGATATACTTCACACAACCTCAGATACTCTTAAACGTCGTCGCAAGAGAGCGTTCGATAATATCGCCAAATCACTCGAATGACACTTTTGTGCCACTTATTTGCCCTGTTATTTCTTTAAAATCCCTGCGATACTTACATCGTGGGGATATTTTGTATAGTCGTCAGGCCCCTCGGCGACAGGGCGTTTTACAAAGTATCCCCCTCTTTTACCCATAGGAGGAAGATATGGATGTAAATTATAGAGAACTTTCATTTGCCAGTCCGTTTCTGTGCCTTATTAAGGACGGCAATATATTCGATGCGCAGAATAACCATATAGGCGTTACTCTTGCCGCTCACAAAGAGGCACTTGACTTACTTAAAAATTATAAATCCCTTCTTGAAGAACATGGAATTATCCAAAAACAAAAGAGCCCGGAAGAACTGCAGAAAGAAATGCAGATGTCCGTTTCGGCACTTACGAATATGGTGCAGAGTTTAACTGAAAAGATTGAACGATTGGAGAGCAAAAATGATAAGCAAGGAAGTAGTAATGAGCCTAGTGTCGATGTTTCTCGGAAAGGACAAAGCGGCTCGAGCAAGTGAAGCATACGATAACGCCGTACGGTTGATGTCCACGGCAAAAGACCCAATAGATGCCCTTAAAAAGGGCGGTGTATCCGTTGATGCAATCAGTAAGGTTCAAGGCTATTTAGATAATCCTCTTGCTGCCGCATTTATGGCAAAAGTTGGGCTAAATAAAGGACAAACGGCAGAAATGCTATCTCAACTTAAATCAGGTTTACAAGGACAAGATTCTTCTCCTTCTCGGGTGTCGGGAGATGAGTTGTCTGTTTATAGGGATGCCTTAAAACAGATAAAATAAAGACACTCTTTTAATAAAAAGGATACTTTAAAATGGAAGAAACAAGAGTATATAACACTGGCGGATGGTCGTCTTGGGGTGTTTGGGGCTTCGTTATTTTCTTATTGATTTTGTTCGTAGCTATTTTCGCTATCGGCAATCATAAAGAAACACGCGACCACACTCGCGACGGTTATAAAGCAACTTGTGATGCTGAGAAAACAGAAATCATCAATACGGCTCGTACGCAGTATTTGGTGGAACAACAAGCTGCTAACACGCGCGAACTGGTTGCTGCAACGGCAAATGCTACACAAACCAAAATCGACTTCTACGCCTATCAAGACCTGCGCGACCGCTTGTCAAAGGCTGAGATGGACAATTACTTCCTCAAAGGTCAAATCGCCTCTGACGCGCGTTTTGGACAAATCGAGAAAGAATTGGCTGCTATCTCTTGCCAAATGTTGCGCAGACCGGATGTTACCGGCGTTGGCGTTGCTTGTCCCTCGGCCGCTATCTTAAACGGCTTGGGCATCAACAGCCTCAACGGTTGTGGCTGCGGCTGCAACGGTGGTTTAGTATAACCTGTTCGGAGGGTGCTTTTAGTGCCCTCCTTGACTTCTTTTTTATTGAAAGGATAAAAAATGACAAATTGCTGCGTTGTTAAATCAACATCGATTGCCATGGTTGGAAGCCAGTTGGCAATTACCATCCCTACCACTACTTTTAGAAATCACGAATGCTTTAAATTAGTTCTCTGCCAATCCATACCGACAAATGCCGGCGTTGCCCAAGTAGTCATTGTGAACGGCACGGGGGCTGGCATTAACTTCTTAGTGCGCACAGGCAACTATGTCCGCGCAGACCAGCTTAGATGTCGCAAAGCATACTGTGTTGTCTATGGGACGAACCCGCAACACTTCTCATTGATGGAATGTGTTAAACGTTCATGCTATGACGTTGCTTTCCCGACAGGCACTGCGACAGCTGAGGAAGGAGAAGACGAAGCCCAACCTGCTGCTCAAGCGGTGAAAGCGAGCTCTAAATGAAAGTAAGTGATGTATTACTTTTCGCTTTGGGGTTTACAATCGGTAATCCTGAGACGAGAAAGCTCTTAATGAAGGTCGGCAATGAAATGGGTGCGTTGGCTGAAAAAGAATTTAATAAAGCCAAAGCTTCGTTTCAAGAAGCCGATAAGAAAGAGGAGAAACCAAAAGATGCACAAATCTTATGATGAAATCGTTTCTGAATACAGCAAATATGCTACAGCTGAGGATATGGAAGAATTATCTGAAATAACCAGCGAGTATATTGACCACCCGTATGACAAAGAACAATTTCTCATGCGCGTCGAAAAGCTTTTGAAGCCTTTCTTGTGTGAAGAAACTGCTCACGAATACGTAGCTGAATTTAGAAACGCTGACGGCTCCACAGGAGAACATTGGTCATATGAAGTCATTATGTCAACCTGCGATAAACTGGGTATTTCTCGGATGTCTGACAGGTATAACAGCTGGGATTTATACGCGGCAGTTAATATGATGTATTCAGACCTTTATGACCCAAGCAAGCCCTCTGAAATGTACGTTAAAGATGGGCATAAATTCTTAGCGGACAAGGATTTTCCAAGACCCGGCAAGATGAAGTGGTACTTGGCATCCAAAGAACGTTTGGAAGAAAAATAGCTTGATATTTTCCCCTCTTTGTTCTAATATTAATTGTGTGCAACAAAGAGGGGAATCGCATGCCAACAAAAGATTTAATTCTTCACGCCATGTGGGGCGTTATTTTATTGCTATTCAGTTTTATTTTAACAAACATTTCAAGCTCGATTTCTGAGCTTTCTAGAGAATTTTATTCATTCAGATATACTGTATCGTCAAGTTATACACAAAAAGACGACATCCTGCGAATTGAGGATAAAGTCGATAAGCTGTATAACTTTATTTATAATGAGCATTTGAAAGGGTATAAAAGATGAATCCATTACAGCTAAGAACTTATATTATTAAACCTACCTTAGAACATTTAGGACTGTACTCAAAGGAAGCTGAGACTCTTATTCTTGCTACGGCTTGCGCAGAATCTCTTTGCGGAAAGTATATCCATCAAGAAGGAGGGCCGGCACTGGGGATTTACCAAATGGAACCAGCGACGGCAAAAGACATTATTATGAACTTCCTGCGGTTTAGACCGGAACTATACAAAAAAATCCAAGAGCTGATGATTCCTTCCCTCTCTGTTGAAGAAAATCTCATCTGCAATCTACGATTCGCCACCGCTATGTGCCGTATGCAATATTTACGAGACAAACAACCGTTGCCGAAAACGGCAGAAGAGATGGCCGCTACGTGGAAACGGGTGTATAACACGTCTTTTGGTAAGGGTACTGTTGAAGGATTTTTGCGTAAGTGGAAGGAAATCGAAGGATGAAGAAAATAAAATCACTTTGCAAATATTGCATCTTACCATTCCATAAGCTAACAGGTGACCAAGTATTCATTATCGTTCTCGTTGCCTTAGCTCTGTGGGCAATTATACACCTTATCCATCCCTACGCGCCAACATTTTTAGATATGATGAGTGGACTATGATGAAGTATTGCTTTCTTTTCTTACCATTATTTTTAACCGCTTGTGCATCGAAGGCTCCAAGTGATGCTATTATTGAGAATACCCGCAAAGAGGTCGCAGCGGTGCAAGAAGTTGTTAAGAGAATAGAGAAGCAAACCCCCGCCGAATGTAAAACGGACGTATTTTTAGCAAACTTAGAAGCAATTAATCGGCAGGTATCTTCTATTGGCGGCCAGCTTGAAAGTATTGGGCTATCTTGCCAAACAGAGAAGAAGGCTATGCGAGAAACATATGAGCAGAAAGTTTTGAAAAGAAACGTTATCATTGGGGTCTTATTATTAATCATTGCAATAATTTTGTTATACATAAAGAAAGGGAAATTACTATGAGAAAACGCCTAAAACAACTCGTATTTTTATCGATTTTGCTTGAGAGTCAAAATAAAATTGCTATGAAGGTTACTAAGCATGACAAAGTTATCTCAGAACATCTAAAACGGCAAAAGCAAAAACAACACGGATAAAGAAATCCCCCAGCGAAAAATGGAGAAAACGCTGGGGGATTTTACTATACCATCCCTTCCGGTGGTATAACTTGCTCTATTTTGACATCGATGGCGTCCACGGGCACCATGAAACACTTCGTAATGGGGAAGGTTTCGGCCAGCTTAATATTTACTTCCTCAATATTATTTTGGCGATGCCATGAGCAAAGACCGCGCATAGATAAACCGGCTTCTCTAATAATTGATTCGTATTTCGATTTTTGAATGTAGTATATCTGTGTTTTGGGGTCAAAACGAGCAAAGATTTGCCGCGCCGCCGTAAGTGATATAGCATTTGCCGTTTCCGTACTCCACACGTTGATAGCAAAAGCATTTTCATGCAAGAAAGCAGCAATGGCGGACTTAGCCAAATCTTTATCGTCCGTAATACGAACAACGTCCGATGTAAACGTATCAAGCATGCGATAGATAACATCCTGCGGGTCAAACTCAATGAGACCGAGTTCTTTGGCAATCATACCGCCAACGAACGCACAGGCAATCGTCCATTTTCCGAATCGGTTGACCGACGGGATACGTTGGAAATCAGTATATCTTAATACATCATCAACCCGTTCTTTAATAGAATCTTTATTCTTTACAACATACAGCAGGTAGTCATCCGCCACGGTGCCGTAGTTATCTTGGTATGCCTCAGCGAGAATCGCCGCGGCGCGGGCATCGATACGTTCATCGAAGGGCACCTCGACGACACGCCGGCGGTGCGCTTCTTGGATATACATCGTACTCATCTCCATTACAGAGTGATTGGAGGAGATAAAGGGGACTAAACACCATCCAAGCCCTTGGTGAAGGTCACGATTTTTATCCAAAACATCTTTCTGCCGACCGTTAGCCGCGTCATAAATAAAATCTGCAAGTTTATATGGCGGCATGTTCGATACTTCATCAAGGAAGTACGGGACGTTTTTGTGTGCTGAAAGCTGTTTATTAATCGCATTCGTCGTCGCACTTGCCGCCTGCATGAGTAGCATGGGGTCGCCATAGATAGACAAAGCCAAAGAGCCTGCAACCGTTTTACCATATCCTGAGTTACCAAACAAAGACACAATGGCACCTTGATATTTGCATATACTAAGCAGAGGGCTTGCAAAGCCGCACAGGAGGGCAAACGCCGCCGGCCAGTAGGTTATGTTATTGAACACGCCTGTTGCCTCTATCCAGCGTTCTTTTGACCCTTTTTGAGTAATCGCAGCGACAGAGCTAGATGTATGAATCGAAGCGGGATTAACGCCCGAGGGTGTGACGATTCGGCTACCTAAAACAAACCCATCGTCTGCCCATCCAAGTGTTTCATAGTATCTCTCAACCGTATTAAGCCTCATTATTTCTAAGATACATTTAGTTATGTAGTCTTGAAGGTATTCGACTTTTCCCTTCACAGCCGCGCGGATATTGTTTTCTGCGAGCCACTTTGTGAACGTCCGCTTTTCATATAAATCAACCTGCGGCAATATGGCAGTTTGATACCGGCCGCCCAGTGTTACCCATTCAATTTGAACGGAAGAATCGCCGGACTCATCGAAGCGACGGGCTTTTTCTCGGACGGATTTTACCCAAATGGGGATATGTGTGATGTAGTAGGTATTATTTTCGTCGTGTTTTAATACCCCTTTCTCCGCAACGGTGTACCCGTCGACTTTACAAATTCGGGTAGGGGTTGTCGGTTCCACGGCATCGATGTTGCCCACTTCAACATTTTTTCCTCCGACACTCGCCACCTCAGACGGGGACACTCCCCTAGGACTACATCCCAGCAAGATGGGTGTACTAATTTTTCCACGGAAAGGACATCCGGCGCAGACGTCGGGGCACATTGATTGAAATTGACTGCAGGAATACGGTCCTTTTGTTTTTTCAGCTTTCTCTTGCGTTTCTTTGAAAGAATACCGAGGGTCGCCCTTCGAGAGGTCATGGCACCACTTTGCGCCATTGTTACATCTAAATAAGACAGAGAGGAAAGCGCGCCATAGCGGCTCATCAACCGCCCCTTTCTTATCAGCGATTGCGCGCATCGCAGCGCATTTTGACAAGATTGGCTCCGCTTCTGCATCGGGGAAATCAGGCGTAATAACGCCAATTTCACTGCCCGTTGACTTTTGGGCAGATAAGAATACTTTAAGGTCATCGAGTGTATACTCCTTTGCTTGCTTAACACATAATACTTGCCGTGCAGGCTTTGTTTTATAGTTATATGTACCTATAGGCCGAAGCAAGGAAGCACTGTCAGCAGTACGAGACTGGTCTACCTTAAATCCCTGTAGAATTGTTAAGGATTTAAGACCCGCCGCCATCTGCGTCCACAGTGATGGTTCTATGGGGTCTTTTAGAACCCAATATGCATGGATACCCGTACCTGAGTCCACTATGTAAGGCAAAGGAACATTAGTTTTCGTCAGAAACTCTGCAAGGGCATCCAAGCCTTCCTGCTTCGACTTATAGTCTTTTCCTTCCCCGCAATCGATGTCCAGCCAAAAAGCTTTAATCTCTTTCGCTGTTTGTTGTGAACGTTGCGGTTGGGAAAAAACCGTTGGAGAAAAATATAAATGGTGTCCGTTGTTAAGGTTATTTTTTAAATCGCTTTCTACCTCATCAATACTTTGATAATAGCGATGGCGCATCCCTTTATCTAACTTCTCACCGACGCAGTAGTATCCTAAGCTACTGCCCCAAAATAAGCGCAAAAACTCTTTCATCATGACCCCTCAAGATAAAAGAAAGGGGGAATTGGTGGGATTCCCCCCCCCCTAAATTAACATTTAAATTGACTAAAAATTGCATCAGCTTGAGCCATAATTTGTTCTGCTGACAAATCTGACCCAACCGGCGGTACCGGGTTTGTTTGCATTACCGGTTTCACATCATCTGCAGGTGTTTGAGCGGGGGACGCCATGGTATTTCCTGCTGGTGCTACAGCATCTTTCTGATGCGGAGGAATTAATGAATCAAACAAACCCGGTTCGTCTGCATTAGCAAATGGCTTAGCAGACGCTTCTTGAGCAGCTTCAATCTCTGCTTTTGTGCGACGTTTACGTTTCGGAGCTTCTACTTCTTGAGTAACAACAGGGGTTGCTTGTGCGACAGGAGCAGGGCTCAGCTGGTCATTCTCCGTTTCTTCTTCACGACGAGAATACTTTTCTTCTATGGCATACTTAACCGCTTCAGCTTCACGTAACACTTTGATACGTTCCATCTCCTGCGGTAATACCCAACGTTTCGGTTCAAAGACCAACTGCGGGAACTCGCTGGACATAACGAATTTCAAAGTAATAACGTAAGCAGACAAAGGAACATTACCTTGTTGCAAAGTTGTAACACATTCACGCAACATCATCAAGTTCGTACCTCTTGGGCTCTTAAGTGAAGTTGCCGGTACGTCCAAAATTAAAGCCGGAGCGTTGGCAGGGAAAGTTTTGCCGTCTTGGGAAGCTAACATAACCACCAATCGTTTGTAATCTTTGCAAGCTTTACCCATACCTTGTTCAGAGCTACCGAATTGGTTAAAATAGCAAGACTTGCAGTTATGGCAGCAAGCACCTGTTGCGGGGTCAATTAGTTTCGTTGCAAAATCGGGCTCAACGCTATCAATAGAGGCGCATACCGGGGCCGCGTTTTCTTTCGGATTATAAACGCCCGGATATTTAACCTTAGATAATGACGGTCGCGCCGCAATAATAACAACATCCAAAGACATCGTTTGTAAATTTTGAATGTCCCCATTTGCACGAATTGAGAAGCATTTACCTTTCACGGACAAAGAAGGCAGGAAATCTGTCCCCGTGATGCCGCCAATAGCTTGTTTGTTTGATTCGAGTTCTCTTTGAACATCTGCCTGCAAATAGGCAGGGACATTTGAGTTTTGTACTTGTAAATTATTCATGATTTTTCTCCTTTTAAGCTTTTCTAATACTAACTTTTAATCCCGATTCTACCATAACACCGGGTACCGGCGGTAATCCATTTTCCGCATTTTGACTCAATGTGTCAAGAACAACTGTCTTTGCAAGCCGTTTTTCCAGCATGTCAAAGCGATTATTTTCAACAATGTAATCGGTAACTTTTTCCCAATCGGTAATATTAACTTTCGTCCATGTGGTACGCAAAACGGTACCTTTATTTGTGGATATGTTTTTGAGTCCCAAGCGATTTAATTCACCATTTAAAAAGGATTCAATCTTTTCCATTTTTTCTTCGATTGGCTTAATCTTGCGTTCATAGCTATCTTTGATTTCTTCTTTGCATTTACGCAAATCCAAATAAACTTCGATGAGTTTATTATAATCAATTCCTTCATATTCATTCATGACGTTTTCTCCTTCCATTTTTATAATATATAATTATGCAGCCAAAATGTCAACCGTTTTATCCTGCAACATTTGTAAAAGACTTTCCTGCAAGGAAATCTTTTTATCAAGCCGCTTAAGCAAACTATTTGAAAACGCATCATAATATAAGCGGTATATGACACATTTTTTTGTTTGCCCTTTGCGGTAGATACGACCGTTTGCTTGGTCGTATGTTTCAAAGCTGACCGGCGGTGTTGCCCAAATAATAGTATCTGAGGCAGTCAAAGTAACACCGTGTGAAATTGTTGATGCTACCGCCACAACAGCTTTTAACTCTTTCTTTTGAATCTTCTCAAAAATCTCTTGCCGCTTTGCCCCGGCCACATCGGCAGTGATACCTGCAACGGCAATCCCTTTGCTACTTAAATAATCAACCAAAGCTGTAACCGTCGAACGAAATGATACATAAACAATAACGGGATTTTCGTTACCCTCGATAATGTCTTCAATCGATTCCATTACAGACGATGCGTTAAGCTTTAAAATCTCCTTGTTTCCATCGTCATCAGTCTCCCCATAGACTGCGCCGCTTTGAACTTGCAAAATCTTGCTAACAATAACGCCTGCATTAACCGCCGTAATCTGCGTACCTGCAATTTCAGCCACAGCTTTTGCTTGCAAAGATTTAACTGCATTTTCTTGCTCCGGCGATAATGGCACTTTGTGGTCAATAATCGACAAATCCGGCAGGTCTAAGCATTCATCACGGCTAAACCGAATACATGGTTGTAATTCCCGAGCAATAATATCTACAGCATTGTAGCGCGGCACCCATTTGAATTGACCGAGCTTAAGCATAGTCATATCTCGAAACGCCATATATGACATATACTTGCCGTTCTTAATGATACGAATTTGTGCATAGGCATCTGTTGGGTCTTGCGGAGCCGGTGTTGCCGACATCATCCAAATCTTACGCTCCTTACAAATTCGATAAAGGGCTTGCGTTCTCTTTGCTTTCCACGTCTTAAACTTCGTACTTTCATCGGCAATAACGAGGTCAACCATAGGCAAATGCTGTTCTATGATATGCAGGCTTTCGGGATTAACGATTAAGTATTTGTACGTTAAATCCTGACTATCTTGCGTTTTCTTCCTTGCCGTCCCTTTTAAAAGTTTAAATCTACGATTAGGTATTGTGCCACTAAGTGCTGGTACCCAAGCGTTCCACATAGCCGATACGGGCGCGACAATTAATACACGTCGAACTTGTCCCAAATCCATTAAACAATCAGCAGCCCATAAAGCAGATAACGTCTTGCCTGTTCCAAGCCCGTTTGCAACATATGCTCTGTCATAGTCAAGCAGAAACTTTACTGTTTCGCTTTGATGATACATAGGGTTAAACGGGCCTGGATAGGCATAATTATCTGCCATAGAGGGATACGGGTAGCCATTCATTCTAAAAAACTTTGAAATATCATACTTATCAGGGAAACACTGCGCGGGAAGACCTTGCACAATGGCACTTTGATGCGGGATACCATTTAAAATATCCGGTTCTAACTTTCCGATATGAATAACTCCGTTTGTTCCTCTTTTCCACATATTATCCTCTAATATCATTTACACACTTTTCGCAATGGGCATTCCATCCTGCGTTCCAACCTTTGTCAAATGCAATATTAAAGACATTGGCATTTGAGTCTGATGTTTTTGGTAATTGGTCACATTTTATTAAAGAGCGTTCCCAATTATAAGCAGGTTTAATGTCAAACGTTTCACTAAGGCACTGATATTCCAAACTATCCCAACAATCACTACGTTTTGACGGCTTGTTTAGATACCAAAACCACCTATCATCCTCATTCATTGCCACCCAACCCTTTTTTAATAATGGCAACAAGTCTTTTATATTGATTTTATTAGTCATTTTACTCCTCCTTTATTTCAACGTCATTAAATAACCAGTATTTACCGCGATAGCAGCCAACATAACCTTTCATCACGCACCAAATACAAGCCTGTATTTTATAAGGGTATGATTTCTTAAATTCCCCTTTGACATATACGTTAAACATGGTGCCCCAATCGTTTTTTATTCCACTGCCGTTCGTTATTTTCAATCATTTTAGTTTTTACCGCGTAATAAAGCTTTCGTGAATACAATTTATTACATAATTTTGCAGCAAATTTACAACGAAAGCGATACTGTAAGACAACTAAGACAATATAAATATCGGCAAGTTCTTTAATTGACCACAAACTAAATGTCCACTCAAAAAGTTCTTCAATTAACTTTAAAATCTGACGACTCTTTGTCATTTTTGGGAAAGTACGCATATGCCATTCAACAATGCTTCGAGCTTGAATTTGTCTATTATTCATTAGTAATACTCCTTATTTTTAAATAATTACCCAATTCCTCAATATTTTTTTCATTAACAACAAAAGTAGTACCATCGGCATTGCGTATTTCTTGCATCTCTATCTCCTGCCGCGGTGACGGTTTATTATAACCATATTTCGTTTCGACTCCCACGAAATGACCACGTACACAACAAAGAAAATCAGGTACTCCGGTACGCGAATAAGCCACAGGAACGGGCATATAATAATATACACCGTATTTTTTAAATAATTTTTTACAAGCCTCTTTGACATCTTTTTCATTTTTCATTTTTATTTCCTTGTTCCTTCCAATAACTGCAATTCTTAACCGGGCACCAAGCGCAAAGCGGGTTACGTCGTTCCGGAAATTCCTTAGCGGCAAGGACAGATTTTACAATTTGTTTCGCATAGTGAAGCCCTTGGGGGCGTAGACTATAAGAGTCTCCCACCCCTTTTTCAAGGTAATCGAACCGACATCTAAAAATGGGTGCTTTCACAATCGGTTGTAATAAGATGCCGTAAATATGCGCCTGCAGACTATTATTTCGCTTCTTACCCGATTTCCAATCGGTGATGACAAATTCTTGACCGTTTTCTACAAATAAGTCCGCTTTGCCGCGTAAGATAGCTTTGGGGTCTTTGTAATCAACGGGTTCGAAGTTTTCATCGACCGCAAACTTTTCTTCCACACCGATTTGCGTAATATTATGTCGACTTGGGTCTGCATAGAAAGCCCGTAGACTTTCCATAACCATTTTCACACGGTCATCTTGGGGAATTTCCAAAATATCGCTTTGCCCTTTGATAAACTTTTCGATTTTTTCGTGTACATCGCTTCCTGCAATCGACGCGAAAGATGAATCCCGCCAATTATAGGTAACGTTTACCTCGTAAAATTTTTTCGGGCAATTTAAATAATTGCTAATCGAACTAAAACTCAATTTCATCTTTTGTTTCTTTCATATATGCAGCGATAATTTTTACCGCGGACGTTAAATTCATAGCATCTTGGTTAATAATATCCACCGCAACCAAAAATTTTCTGACAGAATAATCATGCTTAGCACACCACGATTCAATAATATCCCATGTTACTTTCGGTAAACGGATTGACGTTCGCGTACCGTTTCTGTTTGTGAAGATTTTCCACTTAACATTATCTGTATGTAATTTCAAAATATCTTTTACCTTCATTGAATAAAATCTCCTTTCTAATTGTTTTATATTTTCTTTTTGCTTTATTAACATTAATTCCAAAGGTATCTACTACATCTCCAAGAGACATAAAAACACCTGGCTCTACCTCACAATATAAAGAACACCGCCGATTGCGCATATTCTCTTTGTGAGTCACCCACCTGCAATTACTTTTTGAATAACCGCGCGATGAATGAATTCTATCCAGCTCAGCTCCTTTAAACCATGATTCTTTCATATCTTTATAAAAAGCAGGGAAGCTGTGCCATTTTTTGCAGACGGCGATGCCTCGGCCGCCATAATATTTATAATTCCCATTTGACTTACAATAACAACGATTCATAATAGATTTATGAAGCTTTTTAAGACAAATAAGTACATCGGGTCTTTCTTCCATTTTTCCTCCTATTTATCATATCTATCACTGATATGTCCTTCCCCATTCACAGGCATATTTGCCGCCCAAGCAGGGGGTGTTTTAAACGTTTCGTCTGTAAATTTATAAATCTCCTCTGCATCTTCCTCCGGCACAGAAAAAATAGATTCATCGTGCACCATTAAGCAAAGGTCCGCTTGTGGGTATCTATTAAGAACGGTTGCAACCTGTGAAAAGATAATGTCCCGAGCACAAGCTTGTACCAAGTTCTCAACCATTAACCCATGCCACAAAAAGGAAGATGCCCCTGCCTTATTAAAAATATCAGCTCTGTCAAAAACCAATTTATCCCCCTCATAACGCAAGTTCGGATAGTAAATCCGCCGTCCTGTCGGCAACTCAGAATACCCATGGTTAAGAACAAAATTCTCGACTTGTGCCCAGTAACCTCCAAACTTAAACCCTCCCGTAATCTTTGGGAAACTGCGACGATATACAGACACAGCGTGTTGAGATTGCGCTTCGTCAATCATAATGCCCATACGTTGTGCATATCTAATAAATCCTTGTACCCCTTGTCCAAAGCCAAGTGCAAGAACTGCAGCTTTTGCAATTTGCCTTTCGTCCTTCGTAACATCTTCCGGGGCTTTGTTATACATTTGATTGCCTGCAAATTCCCTATAAATATCTCCGCCACGACGGAAAACGGATAAAATAGATTCGTCGCCGGCCAAGAATCCAAGTGTTCTAACCTCGATTTGTGAGCTATCGATAATGATTAACTTCTTCCCCTTTTGTGCCATTAAACTTGTCCGTACTTTGCTCCCGCGTGGCATATTTTGTACATTCATATTATCCGTACCGCTTGACCGTCCGGTATGCGCTCCATAATAGATAAGAGGACATGCCATTGGTGAGCCGCAATCTAAGAATCGCTGTGCCTTTGACACTGCACAGGTCGATTTTGCTTCTAAGCGCAGCTGTGCCATATATCGAACGATAGGGTCTTTGTGATTGACCAAGTAATCCATAAAATCGTCTGTCTTTGAAAAGCAGGGCTTTTTACCAAGCTTCATTTCTTTATACTCAACGGCAACGCCGCGGGACTGTAATATCTTAACCAAAATATCGTCTTTTCTAACATGCCCATACCACTTTTTACGGTCTTCATCAACCGCTGCAACCTCTGTAAGTTGCTCGGTGTCCAAAGCAAACTGAGGGATAGCGGACGCTTTGACGTGCATATCTATATACTGCTGTTCATCTTGTGAGATTTGGTCAATGTATTTTTCATAGAAAGCCTTGCAAATGTCTGTATCCTTGATAGCATAGGTATCAAGAGTACCATTTGCCAAGGCTTCGTCTAAGTGTAGTTTCTCCTCATCAACAAACGGCGCAATATCTTTCAACGCTGTGTGCGTCTTTGGGGGCAAGACATTTTGCGATATAAGGTATCGCGCCATGAACATTGTACAAATATACTTATTAGCTTTAAAACCAAACACACGATAAGCAACGGCAGCATCAAAGGTTGCGTTGTGCGCAACAAAGATAACGTCCTTGGGCAATCGATTGAAAAAGGCTTGACAATTATCATGCCCGTCTATCCATATAGTCTTTGTCCCTTGCGCAGACACAGACATGCCAAGTACCTTAAACCGCGGGTCTTTTATGTATGATTGAACAGTCATATTCTTAAGTGAATATTTTTGCTTTTCATCATAAAACGTTTCAAAGTCAATAAATATAGGCTTCATATATGCTCCTTAAACCTTGGATTATATGTATTACTAAACATAAGCTAAAATATATAGTTAATAACAAAAATAACTTTTCAGCTACTATTAGCAATATTATTTTTTCTCTCGGTTCATTTTCTAAGTGTATCCAGCATCAAACCTAAAACTTTATCCACAATGTCTGACGGACTGTTTTTGGTTTTCTCCAAAAAGTAATCTTCTAACCTTTCTCTATATCTGTTAAAAAAGGAAATTAATAAAAGCATTTTCCCTGCCTCTCCCGCTTCTAAACGTTCAATCGCGTCATTAACAAGCAACTCAAATACCGGCACGGGGTCTCCGATTGCCATAGCAGAAATATTAAATGCTTCCCCCAAATCAGATGAAGCAACGACATATAAAGTCGATATATCTTCTTTTTTAAGACGATTCTTAATAAGTTCAGTGCACTCGTTAAACATTGCTTCCTTGTTTTCCTGTGTATGTTCCATGGTGCCTCTTTCCTTCTCCAATGCTTCCTTAGCTAACTTTTTCGCTTTGTTCATTAATTTTTCCACTTTTTCTTTTTTTACCATTTTTAATTCCTCCTAAATATTTTGTGATGTCCAGCGCAATATAATCCCTTCTCCGCCGCGCCGGTAAGCGGGATAGGACGTCTGCGTCTTTATCGTTATAAACAACAAGGTAAATATATCGATTGCCTTTAATGACGGCTCGACGCATAATCGTAACTAAATCTTGTGATTTTAAAAATTCTAAGCGTTTATTATGGGATTTAAAATTAATAGGCATACCGGTATATTTTGGGTGATAAACATTCGTATGCTGGCTTTCCCATTCAGATAATAAATCAACCGCTAACTTTTCATTTAAATCCATTTTCGTTTTCTCCTATAAGTCAATATAACCACGTTGACGGGTTTTGTCAAGTACCCGATTAACAATTTTTAAATTTCCCATTTCGAACGGCAGGGATTTATCGATTCGCGCGACAAATCTATCATCTAGCGATTTATTTTTGACCTGCCTGTCATACCACTTAAAAAATTCAGCAAATGACCGCATGTTGAAAGTATTTTCGGGTTTAAAATGCAAGCAACGCTCATCAAAACAAGCAAGTTTCATCGTTGTCCATTCCCTAAATGCGTCTAAAACGCGTTGTCGCTTCGTTCTAGCGGCGTTTTTGTTATAAAGGGTACAAATACACCCGCAAGAATTATACCCCCTTACCGGGCGTCCTAGAGACATAGGGACGGCTATATACCGGCCGCAAGTACATTGATAGAGATTCATTTGCTTTTTCGCGTGAAGAGTTGCATCTCCAAGTTTTGCCGGGTAAACTTCCCTTGCCTCGGGCAAAAACGCATACGCAACGGTTCCTATACGTTTTAATCGGTTAGGTATTTCCTTTGTGATGTCCATGTCTCCGATTTCCGATAACAAATGTCTTTCGCTCCATTTCTCACTAATAGGTTCCCTTACTTTTGCGACAAATTCCGCAGGGCTAAGGCTTTCCAGTATATTGTGATACTTTGCAATTAAAGCTTTCACTTTCCCAAGGGTCGGCAAGCTTTCAAAATCAAAATTCATGTCATAATCAATCCCTTTTGCCCATAACTCTTCTGCAAGTCTTTTATGTTCAATTTCCCAATTATAAGACTTTTCTGACTTTTTAGGCGGCAGGGGGCGGACAAATTGCCAAAGTACCCGAAGTCCTTTAACTTCTGCAAGTCTATAAGTTTCTTTTCCTCTTTCAAATTCTCTCATTTTTACTCTCTCCCAAGATGATAAACGGTTATTATATCCGTTTTGACTCCATATATAAAATCTTTATAGCTAATCGGTGAAACATAATTTTTCTTTTTGCCGGTTAGTTGTAAGCATAAAAAGCCGTCATTATCTGCCTCTATGATTTTAAAGCGGCTTTGTTTATACTTAAATTCGCAACCAAGCCATTGTTGGCAAGCGTCATATAGTTTAGACATTTCATTTCCCCCATTCTTTTATAATATCAAGTCTATTTTCTTTTGAATCATAACGTCCTTCTTTTGTGACGCAGTATATCGACCCATTTAGTAAACAGACCGCGAAAGCATAATCCCCGTTTAATTTAAGTTCATTATATATCATAACTTTTTGACCATCGCGCGTCCTATAAAATTTCCCCACTTCTAATTTTAACTTAGGTTGCTTCCCGCATATCATCAAA